TTGTCGTTCCTGATTTGGACAGGAGCTTGCAACACGCCCTCTTTATCGAACAAAATCTTTAAGAGTTCAGCAACAGTGCTGTCTCCTAGTTCAGCAGAGTTCAGATAGCGCACGATATTCTCGATGTCTGCGCCGATATTTCCTGAACTCGTATGGTTTCCTGGGTACAGGACTTTTAAGCGAGCCATCTTATTTCTCCTTGTGTAATAGGAACGCGAAACTGATAACCGTGCAGTCGGTATCAACGTCTTTGTCTTCCGTACGAAAGCGTAGGCGAAGCCCACGGAAAACGTGGTTAAACGGGAAAGAATAGTCTTGAACCAGCGGAGCATCGCCCCACCTTTTATCACCTTCAATACGATCAAGGTTCACCTCAATAGACCCGATGTCAGAACCATTTTCATCTGTAATGTCTACGTAGAAACGGCCACGACCAGTTGCTTGCACAATAAATGTGTGAGATCTCTTCGTTCCTAGAAAGTCACCCAGCCAAAGAACTGGTGTCTCTGCATTCATTGGAGATCTACGAAGATCTGAAAGACCCGTATCCTGAACAAACGTACGCGCTGTCGCTTCGTACACACCATCGGCTGTTCCGAACATTAGTCTGCCGCCCAAGAACGTGCCGCAACGCGGCAGAAGGGTATCGCCTAACTGAAAGTTTACGAGCTTGTACCCAGCGCGAAAGTTCATAGACAGTCGGGTTGTCTGGGTGCCACCTGGCCTTGGAAAGAATACGTGATAGGACTGCGTATCAGGGTCATAGACCGCCGATATGCTCTCGGGATTTGGCGTTGTACGTACGAGTTCTTGGTATAGAGGCTCGACCTCATCAGACAAAGATGCTTCAGCAATGGTAATGCCGTTTTGCTCGGAGCGCATAATTGAGTGGATGCCGCGACGAGAGCAGAACAAAAGATCGGAGCCAGCGTTCACAATCGTATTGTGCGATATACACCCGATACGAAGATTGGCACGACTGTCGAGCTGCCACTCCTCAAAGTCTGGGTCGATTATATAAACTAACGTCTGGTCTCTAGTGAAAACAGCAAGGCGGTTAGCCTCAAACGTGCCCATTCCAACAATCTCATCGGCTGTTCCGATAAGGTTACTGATGTCAATAAACGCTGCTCGTGTGACTTCTTCGGTAGGCGCTTCTTCTTCCAAGAAGATGTCGGGATTGTCTACGCGAGAAAACTCAATAGTCGTGGGTCTATCCTTAAACCCAGCAGTAGCCAGGCGGCGCTGAATAGGTACGCCGAACTTTGGTTTGATTGAGGCCGTAGATGTCGAGAACTCAAACCCATCATATCGGTACATACGCGTATCTTGATTGAAGATATGCACCTTACCTTGGAAGTTAGTCATAGAAACGATTGCATTCTTGGCAAACGCGTTGAAAAGTTTATGCCCTCGATCAGACGCGAGGTGAGTTCCCGCCGCGTCCTCCTCCGCAAAGCACACGCCATCACGGTTGTAGAAGCGCAAGCACTTTACAGGAAATCGGTTCGATCCTTGATGAAGATAGAAGGCTGGATCGCGAATAAGCTGACCTCGGTAGTCAACATAGCAGTTGTCTAACTGCCAAAAATTTTGCTCCTCCTCGGTCTCCAACGCAGTAACGTCGCGAGAGCGATCAATACCACGAAAGCCGTAATAAGTACGGCTTGTGGATTTTATAGATATTGGGGAGTAGGCAAGTCTCGACATTACATGTACCTGTGATTAGATCCGCCATCTACTATCTTCATTTCGTACTTCTTGTTTCCGTACGAACGCTCGTGCAACAGGTTGGCCATGTTCGCCTGATACAACTGAAGAAAGATCATAGCCTTGTCCGATCCTTGCTGAATGAAGTAATGAGCCGTTAGGCCATCAATCATGATCATGTCGGGTATGGGACGTATTTCAGTTATGTCGTTGTAGTAATCAATATCTTCGCCGCTATAGTATGGATGCTGCCGCAAGTCCTCGATCACTCGGTTGGCAAGTTCGATCATGAGCATCATGACCTCACCATCCACACGAGACGGAGAGAAGTTGCCCGCTCTAACGAGAGCAGAGCGTACTAAGTTTTCCAGTGGGGAGTGGTCGCCCCTGCCCGCAGCGAAGGGCTTCTGTACGCTCTTTTCAGCCATTAGTCTTCCTCTGCGTTAATCACTCGGCCAGACCAAACCATGTGGTGCTTCATAAGAGCTTCGGTCAAATCAGATGGTACGCGCCAGCTTACGTGCTGCCGTGAGCCATCCCAGATACCGCGAACTCGCGCTTCGCCAACCCGTAGGTCGTAAACGGAAGTTTCTGGGCTTGATGATACGAACATGGTGAATGCAGATTGAGGCGCGGGAGCCTTCTTTGCCTTTGCTTTCTTGGACGCAGCCTCACGTCGCTCGGACTTATCTTCGGTCCATGCCTCGTTTTCGGGCGTGGATGGATCGTCAGCTACGAAGTGACCGTCCTCTGTACGTGCGCGTTTGCGTGCCATTGAGCTTCTCCTTTGGGATTGTCTGTTCATTTATGGGGTTTATATGCGGTGTAGTCGTCCCTAATGCGAAAGGGCCACGCATAAGCGCAGCCCTCTCTAGTCGTGTAGCTATCTGGGAGGATTAAGCTACAGCGTTCCAGTTCTTGATGTAATGGTGCGTCTTATCTTGAAGCAATTCCAAACCACACTCGGTTAGGTACTCGTGCTTGACCGCATCCATATCATTCGCTTGACGATCACGAAGCAACTGTGTGTCGCGACCTTCCATGAAGCGATACTTTAAGTGAGGGAAATCAATGATCACCGCCGCGTTGTCCATCCCTGGCACCTGACGGAATTGTGGGTGCAAATGCACCATCAAGTCGCCTGCAAAGGTTGAATAACGAGTAAGGTTCACACCGTACGTGCCCTCAACAACAGTCGGCTGCCAACGGTCTTTGCCAAACTTCTGAAGGTGGCCTGCAACTTTAGCGCCGCAGAACATGATCTTCTGGTTTGAACCGAAAGCGAACACGTCCTCGATCAGAGCGCGGTCAAACTGGTCTTCAGTCATTGCGCCTGATGCAGTTGATCGGTCATTCACGTTAGTGATTGTGTTGATCAAGCCGCCTGTGTAGCGAGTTGGCTGTGAAGAAGAGGCATTAGCTTCGTGCTTTTTGCCAAAAAACATAGCGCGCTCAATGTCTTGCATGTGCAATTTGAGAGCTTTAGTCGCCATCTCGTCTTCTTTGTCGCCTGTACGAAGGTTAGTCGCACGCAAAGTTTCTGTAACTGTGAAGGCAGTACGGAAAATTTGTGTGAAGTTGGAAGCCACGCTCGCATCGAATGAGATGCCAGTTGGTGATGTCGCGCCTTCTTCGTACGCTGTACCCGCGATGAACAACTCAGCACCGTCAGCGATAGCCGCTGCGCCGCCACCGATAGCACGCTCAACAGTAAGTTGAGTTGCTGTGCTGTCAGCCGTTGCACGCATTACTTCGCCAGTCGCTGAGTTCACGATAAGTGTACCAGCCACAGCAAACGTACCAGCGTCGTTGTCAGTGATAGTAATTGAAGTGGCGCTATTTGTTGCGGCACCATTTGCTACCAATGCACGAGCAGGAAGCTCGTCACGGAAGTTCTTGTACTCTGGATCGTCAGTGGCTTCAGAAGAAGTCATTGACATCAAAGCGTTCAGCGGTGCATTGCCATTTGGCTCAAGCAGACTAAAAAGTTCGCGATAGTTCTTAGGGCGGAAGTCGTTTGTAAACTGTCCAGTGCCCCGCAGTCCTTGAATACCAGCCATTGCTAGTCTCCTTTAGGTTTAGGTTACATTTATGCGAGGTACTCAAGATCACGCGGAACATTCACGCGCAGACCCTTCGTCCCTTATGCAACATCGACGTAAAGGGAGCCGTAGCGCCAATCGACATTAACTAGATATTGTCAGAAAACTTTGTAGTGGTCGTCCCACATGAAAAAAAATCGGCCCGAAGGCCGACTTTTCCTAACCCATACGGCGGTTCATAGCGCCTGCTGCAAGTCGTGCGAGGGTATCATCACCGCCTGTTTCGGCTGCTTGGCTAGTCGGCCCACCCGCTTGAGAACGTAAGTACGCCTCACGACGGCCTGCCATTTCGCGTAAGCGTTCGAACTCTGGCGTATTCATTTGGTTCTTAAAGTCGTTGATGACTTTCTCAGTAAGGCTGGTGTCAGCAAAGTCCTCTGCTGTGTACCCACGCTCCAAAGCATACGCACGGAAGTCGTCGATAGCCTCATCAGGAAGCCCTGCTGCTTGCTGCGCACGATCCAAGTTGTTTCGGATGGATTGCATGATAGCCTCTTCGCGAGAGCCGATAGCCTGGTCGCGACTGTCGTTCCCCTGCTGACCCGCCTGCTGTGCTTGCTGTAGGATCTTCTGCATCATCTGCATTTGAGAACCCATAGCCTGCTCCATGCGGCCCATGCGGTCATATTGTTCGCGATAGCCTGGTGGTAGCGAGATAGCATTCTCGTCTTCGTACTTTGAGAACTCTTCCGTCAGCTTTGCGGACATAGCAGCAGCGTCACCTTTTTGTGCGGTAACTGGCTGCGCGACCCCTGGCTGTGCTGGGCGGTCGTTGCCCATCTGAGTGTTCTTAGTCATCGACTTCAAAGCTGCCGCCATCAGTTTGGCGGTGTCCTCGGCGTTACGGCCTGTCTTCTCCATAACCAAATTAGCTATGTCGTTGATGGGCTTCATCTGAGCTTGCTTGTAGTTGAGGTCGCGATAGCGTTCGTACGTACCCGCAATCTGAGAAGGCGAAAGTTGACGGTCTTCTTCGCCAATCTTCACATTATAGATGATTGCTTCAGCTTGCGTTTTGTCGCCCTCTGTTTCGGGAGATGCCGCAGAAATCGCCTTCTCTTGAGCGGTCTCTGGCGCTTCCTTCGGCGCAGAAGGTTCTGGTGCAGGACCACCCATTTGGCGTGCTGCTATGCGTGCTACTTGGTCGTTATCCATTTTAGGTTCAATGGCCATTTTAGTTCCTTTCTGAGCGGCCTTGGCGGCTCGTGGCTTCATCAAGTGAAAGCTCACCCTCTAGTTTAAGGATGAGCCGTTGGGGCAGATTGAGCATTTGCTCTGCTGCCCATATTGCGCCTCGCTGAAAGTCCATCTGCTGTTGCGTCATTTCTTGGGTACGAGCCATTTGCAAAGCAAGCTGAAGGATCTCCTCCTTCATCACTTCGTTTATGGTTTCCCACCCCTTACTTTCAGAGAGTTCTTTTATGTTTTTGATGTTGCTTTTGATGTTCATGGTGAATGTGTTGGGTTACTTGGTCTTCAGACCAGAGCGTTTTTTCTTAACTGGCGCTTTGCCAGCGCGGACAGGAGAACATGCCTTCTTTTTGACTGCGCTCTTTGCTTTACCGTACTTCATTACTTCTTTCCCTTCTTCCACGATATGCGTTGTTATTTACCCCTTGGAGCGTTATGGTCTCGGACGATGTACTTGAGTTCCGTCTCTACGGCGGTAAGTCTTTGCTTGATCCCGTTGATATCCATGATGCTCATTGCAAGACCCTCGGTGTCATCCCAGACCTCATCAATCTCGGCCCAGATGTAGTCAACTGCCTCGATAAGTTCACTTACATCCCTCTTCAAATTCACGTTTTCTTCTATAGCCATCTTGGAACCAAGCTGGCTTACCGTCTCTTCTAGGCTGCTAATGGTTGCCGCCTGCTGAGACACCCACCAGACGCCGCCAGCAAGTTGCGCAGACATGGCCAGCACCAGTGCAATCGGTAACTTGAATTCGCCCATTCAGCAGTTCCACGCTTTTCGTGACCAGTAGTTTGCACTCAACTTGTTGCTGCCACCCTTGATGCCACCGCTTCGTGCGCAGTAGCTCTTCTTGCGGGCAGGCTTGGACTTTTTAATGGTCATCTTAGAATCGCCAAAACGAACAATCTTTTCCTTGCCGCCCGAGCACGCCTTTACAACAGACTTCTTCTTCGAGCCTGCTGGGGCACGCCGTGGCTTGTTGCACGGCATGTCCTTCTTACTGATAGGTTTCTTAGCCATCGGGACTGTCTCCTTAGTAGCAATTTATGAATGAAGGAGGTCAGTGTCGTCCTTTCAGAGCCTACATTCAGAGAACTCCACGTTGGTGCTTAGGATGATCCTATCCTCGTCAGCCATGTGAGGGTTGGTGTAGTGAGCCATGTGAGCAGGGAAGACAACAACCGAACCCTTCTGGGGGCAGAGTGTGTATTTGTCATTCCATAGGTGGAAGCCATTTCCGTAAATCATATTGTACGAAGGGGACGCTGGGTTTCTAAAAACAATTTCCCCAGTTCCCTCACTTGTCGCGCCATAGAAGACGCAAGCTAAGTGAGCAAAGCTGTGTATGTGTTCGGGCGCAAAATGGCCCTTTCCGTATATAGAAACCCAAGAATTAGTAAGGCGAAACGCAGGGTCAGCATCTAAGTTTTTAGTGTACTTCTCTATTTGTTTGACCAACGCCTGATGTATAGGATGGAACCTCTCATCTTCATCAAGACGGTACTTACCATGACTGGTGTACCCATGTTCTTTGTAGTCTTCGGGAGATTGAGCACGATCAAACTTATTCCAAGCGTGGCTTATTAGTTTGCCGTTGGGGTCTTTGTTTCTTAGATCGTAGGCGTCTTTGCATAGATTGTCTGCAAGCTCCTCTCCATTCTCTACAACTTCATAAAAAATGGGGAAGCCAAAGGGGTTGGCAAATGTCATTGATGGTTTCCTTGAAATTGAAGAGTAAGAGGCGTTAGTCCCTTACTCTGATAGTGCTTTATGGATGCGATCCCAGATAACGTCGGAAGGTTCTTTCGAAAAAACAAACCCGCCCTGATTGCTATCAATACATATCCTAGTACCCTTTATAGGATCGGCGTCTGGCTCCCCATCAATCGCAATGATGAAGGTATCTGTGAACATGACGTTTGAGATATCTATAAAATGTTGAACGTCATGATGGTCAGTATAAGGAATGAGCTTCATATTTAGTCCTCTGATGGTAAGGCTGCTGTTTCTGGTGGCGAAAGTGGCATGTCTGGTACATTCGAGTAATCGTCTTCGATTGTATCTGGAACCGTTGAAGGAAGGTTGCGAAGAGCATCGCGGTATGTTGCCCAATCGGTGCGAGCGGTTGAGAACGCCGCAAAACTAGCAGCGTCCTCTATTGCACGAAGCATATCCACATCGCTTATAGCTAACTTCTCGTCGCGGGTTGCCCGCATATTTTTAATAAGGAGATTTCGATCTACAGACATTAGTGTTCTCCATTGTATTTCATGGATGGTTTTTCAGAGCAGTAGGTGTACGGGAAGCTGCGAGCTGTGCCGTCTTCGCCAACACCCCAGATGATACGAAGACCTCCTGGTGCGCCGTGCCCGCCGCCTGAGCTTGTGCCCGAACCGCCACCGCCGCCGCCGTGTAAGCCGCCAACTCGGTGTCCATTGCCGTTGCCGTTTTCTGCGCCGCCCGTGAATTGGTTTTCGCCATACGCGCCTCGCGTACCGCCAGAACCGCCGCCACCGCCGCCGTAGAAGGGGGGTGAGCCAAAGTTGTACGAAGTCCAGCTTCCGCCATTACCAGGGTATCCAGAACCAGCGTTGGTGCCGGTTCGAGGTACTAGACCGCTTCCGTGGGTGCCTCTGCTGCCCTGCCCGTCTAAGCCTACGCCGCCGCCTGCGCCATATCCATGAGTTGACGAGTAGTCGTAGCCGTTCCCGCCGCCCCCATAGTAGCCCTCTTGGTTTGAGGCAGGCTGTGTTTGGTTGCCTCGGTATCCGCCTGCGCCAGTGCCAGATCGAGCTGATGTGTAGTGAGCCGCGCCGCCGCCATAGTGAAATGTGTTTCCAGCACCATCAGATATGGCAGAGCCTTCTGATGTGTTCACGCCCCAGCCGCCACCATCTCTCTGGTCGTTATGGCCGTATCCACTGCCTTTATCCCAATGGTCGATGCCAGTGACAACCACACCCTGCGTATAGCTGGTGTTTACGTTGTTGGGGTTGCCGTCGGTGTAACCCGAGTAACCACCGCCTTGAGCAAAAATAAGGTGTTCAGTATTTGGGCCACCAGAATGGCGCTTCAACCAGCTACTTCCACTACCATAACTACCGTTGGCACTCTGAGCCGCTCTTCCAAGACCCCAGCACCATTCAAGTATCTCGCCAGGTTCGACTGTAATGCCATTCATCCAAGCAAGGCCACCTCCGCCACCACCATAGTTGGCCCAGGTGTATGCTCCCATGCCCCCCGCGCCTACAGCAACAGCATGTATCGTGGTTACGCCCGCTGGTACGGCCCAAAAACCCTTAACATAACGGTGGTTTTGAGAAGAGCTCAGGATCTGAGTGCTCGTCGGGTTTATGCCCATTATGCCGAACGCATGGTTTCCACTAATATTATCGTAATAAGATTGGCTAGGCGAGAAACTATTAGTGCCCTGGCAACCAAAACCATCATTATGTGCGTAAGGAGATGTATCCTCGCGCACGTCCCAAGTTCGTCTGAGAGCACCAGACCTTTTTGCAGGGTTATGGTAAGTATCTTCCTCACCCAGAGACAGCGAAAGATTGCCTTGTTGATTTTGCTTGAAGTTGGCAGGCCCAAAATATCGAGCACCATAAGGATCGCCGTAAGAAATGGGACCACTGTAAGTTTTGGGAACGACGCCATTCTCTCCAAGGTCTGCCGTGACCGTGAAGGCGTGGGTTGTGGCCGTAGCAACTATGTCCCCTATGTTAGAAACTGTGACCGCGCCCGTTGCGGGGTCAACAACAGGAGTAACCCCAGCAGCGAACCCAGATACGTTACTTAAACTGTAAAGAGCGCCTGAGTAACTTGTTGTTGGACCCGAAACTATAGTTTGAGGTTCCGCAGTGTTGCGAACAATCTTATCCGTGATGCCGCTAGGCCATACTGGTGTAGTACCCGCAGGTAGAACTTGCAGCTTATAAATAATCTCGACTTGTTCCTCTGGCGAGCCTTCGAGGTATGTACCTTTTAGCTTGAACGAGTTTGTTCCCACGGTATTAGGTGTGCCATAGATACGCACAAAGCCTATATCCGTATCTGTGCTATCGCCATTCTCTGAGAAATTGATGCCAGAAGGAAAGGCAGTATCACCATTCATAAACTCGGAGGTGAATTGACCGTCCCGACTTTCAAATGCGTTGTCGATGTAGAAATACTGGTCCTTTGTAGGGATAGCGGTGCTAACATCAAGAGTTACTGTGACAGTGCTGTTATTAGCTATAAAGCCATCGTGGTTAGAGTTAGTGATGGCTTCATCACCTTTGGCAATCTTAATAGGGAAATTTCCAGAGGCGGAAGAACTCGACGCAGCCGCCCCAGAGCCACCACCGAAGGTGTACTCTGAGCCGTTAATCTTTTTGGGTCTACGGATACGTGCCATGTGTGTTTATTCCTCGATGCCGTGAACTCGGACCACAACGCTGTCCTCGTCCGTAGTTACAATTACTTGCTCACCTTCAGAGGCCATGACGGCTGTACGCTCAAGAATTTCACCGCTGGCAATCTCAGAGGTTTCGTACTTGTCCACGAGAGGCAAAGCATAGAAGCGCTTCTCGCGCATAAAAGCATTACCGTCGAAGGTCAGGTCATAGCGCCGATCCGCATCGCCGTTGTCAGCGTTGTAGATGTTGACAGTTACGAGAGCGGTTTGCGTGTCGTGCGGCGCAACCGTGTCTTCGTCTACCACTGAAATCGCGTACCCCATGTTCGTATGGTTAGGGCAGTAGAAGTACAGCGTGTCAGGAGCGGAAGCTGGTACGTCCCACTCGATGATGCGGGCTTGGCCGTTGTAGGTCGCGTGACCGCTAACCCAGTCTGCATTCGTTGTGGAAGTTACTGCGAATGGAGCTGTGGCAGTAGGGTCGCCCATCATAAAGGTCATGCCAGTTGAGTACGGCGTGCCGTTTGAATGTGGCCCACCGCGTACTTCAGAGAACTGTAGTGGATGACCGTTGTTTCCAGCAGCAAGCTGATGCAACCGATATGTACGACCGCGTACGAAAGTAAGCTCAGTTACGTTGGTGGAAAGGTCGTCGTTTACAAACTTGTTCTGGCTGTCGATGCTGGCGACCGAGATGCCGATTGGCTGGGCCGCGTAGCTCTTAGCTACAGTCCAAGTCACGCCAAGATCCGAGGAGCTTTGCTTCTCGCCTGTCGATGTGACAATAACCAAGCTCGAACCTTCTGCGCGGATATCAACCACGTTGTCGTATGTGACGCCCGCTGGGAAGTCGAACACGCTATATCCAGAAGTCGGGAATGGAGCCGCTGCCGTGTACGCAGCGTACGCAACTTTGTTTCCTGAGTAAGCGATGTAAAGGTTGCCCTCGTTTGCGGTGGAACCCTCGATAGCTGCCGCACCAATCATGTAACCAGAGATACCTGTTGGCGGTGACATCGTGTTTGACTGGAACTCGGCCTGAGTTTCTGGCGTATCGTCGTTGGACATGTAGTTGAAGCCAGTAGTCGTGCCGATAATGAAGCGCTCTTCTGCCGTTTTTACGCCAGCAATCTTACTGATCGCGCCCAAGCCCCAAGTGAAGGAGGTGTTGTACGTGGCAGTCGTAGCACGATAGTCGTTGATAGAGTTCACAACTGAGCCTGCGCCGCCTGGAACACCCTGTACGTAAGTAAGAGCGAAGGCCGCGTCTTGGTTGGTCGCCCAAAGAATGTTGTCCGTGGCCGTTTGGCCGTAGTTGGACGCGGCTGTAGCTGCTGCGCCACCCGAGAAGTAGTTGTCGAATGTATATACGCCACCGTCAGGAGCGGAACGTACGTAAAGCTCGCCGCCATTGTAGAATGGAAGCGGGTTGCCGACTGCCGATGGATCGCTGACTAAGAAGAAATTGCCGTCAGCGTTCGCTGTTTGCAGGGTTTCAATTTTCTTAGAGGCGATTGGGTTAGATGCCGTGTTAGCGGCGGCTGGCTCAACAGGAGTGGTCTTGAGAGCAGTCATCATCTTGGATGTGCTCTTGCCAATCAAGTCGAGAGTGTTTGCCGTGTCAGCAGCAACCCATGCCTTGTTGTAGTTTAGAGGCGCGAGGTAGTCTTCGAAGTCCCGCGTCTGGTATGTTTTGTCCGATACGAACACGTTTACAGTCGCGGCGTTGCCGCCGTTGTTCAGTACGTTTATGTTAAAGGTCGAAGTTCGTGAAGCGGGTACAGTGTAAACTACTTCCGTATCGCGAGCATTTACGACCTTTTTTCCTAATAGTCCGTTTGCCATGGTTGTCCTCGTTTACGATTGTGACAGGAAAAAGACCTTAGACGGTGACATCGCGTAAGCGTTCAACGCGGACTGGATGCTTGTCTGTAGGCCGTTAAGAGCGTTTTGCTCGGTTGCCGATGCTGTCTGCACGGCGCTTACTTGCGTGGAGCCTTCAGATTGTACGTCAACAATCTCCTGATCACCCGCTGTTTGGACGCGCGATAGTTGCGTATCCCCTTCTGACGACACTGCCGAAAGGTTGGCGTTGCCGTTAAAGATCTCGATCATACGCGCCAAGTACACCAGGTCGGCGTTGGGCGTTGATGCTGTTAGTGTAGTCAAGCGCTGGGCAAGTTCATCTGCGAGAGCCTGCTGGTTTGATACCGAAATGTTTGGCATTAGAGAGAACTCCCGTTGAATAGCTCACCGTGCAGTTGGGCCAGTAAGATGCCCTGCTGGATCACGGTTGGTGTGGTTTGGTACGCTTGGTTCGCATAAGTTTGAGAGAGATCTCGCGCACTCTGCGCGTCGTCTCTAGCTGCCTCAGATGCTGCCTGAGCAAGAGCCGTAGCGGTTTCAGAAGCAAGGGCTTCGCCCGCACTCTGCTCCGCATCAGCCCGCTTCGCTTCCATGTCGGAAAGGGCAGTGGTTTTGAAGTTAGCTAAGTCAGTGAATAGCTGCGTAAAAGATGCAACCTCTTGGAATGCGCCGTCCGTACCGATACGAAGCTCCAAGGTCTGTGTGTCGTTTTCGTTTGTGTAACGAAACTCAAAGGCGTCAATGTCACCAGTCGCATCGTTGAACAACTTACCCATCAGAGTAGCAAGCGATAGACCGCCCTTCTCTGCGTCCTCGAGATACGTATCAAGAAGCGTGACGCCCGTGTTCTGCGAGCGGAAGTTTAGCTGTTCTGAAGGGACGCGCGTGCGTGCCATTAGCTTTCCTCGTCCATCTGTTTCGCGATACTGGCCAATTTCGCTGCGCGGCTTGACGACATTTCAAGCA